ATTTCAAAGAAATGTAAAAAAGAATGGTTTGATAAGTATAATTTTTCAAATCAATATCAAGAAATATTAAATTTCACAAATTTTTTGGATGAAATAAATCCGTCATTGCCACAAAGAATTTGGCATTTGTTAAATAACAAGTTAGAAAAAAATAAATGTAAAAATCAAGGATGTAGTAATACTACATCTTTTTTTTCTTTTAATAGGGGTTATTTAGATAACTGTGGGCATAAATGTGCGCAAAAGAACACAAATACTTCAGAAAAAATAAAATCCACAAATTTAAAAAAATACGGAGTGGAATATGGATTAAGTAATAAAGATGTTATAAATAAAAGAAATCAAACTGTTAGAAATAAATATGGGGTGGATAATATATCACAATTAAAAGAAACTTCAGAAAAGAAAAAACAAACATGTTTGAATAATTATGGAGTTGAATGGATATTGATGGATTCCGTCATAAGAAGAAACGGAATGATTGAAAAATATGGAGTGGATAATAATACCAAACGAAAAGAAATAAGAGAAAAATATTCCAAAGAAAGGCGGGAGAGTTTTTATGATTCTTTGTTTTCAACCAACAGATTAAATGGAAAAATAGTGCCGTTGTTTACCAAGGAAGAATATAAAGGATCAACACATGACCATATATTTAAGTGTATAAAATGTTCAAATGAATTCGTTGACAAACTTGAAGACGGAGACCTTCCCCGTTGTAAAATTTGTTATCCAGTAAGCGGGTCGTCTCTTTTTGAAAAAGAAATAACCGAATATATTAAAACACTACTTCCCAATGATATTGTTTTAGAAAATGATAAAAAAGTATTGCGTGGATTAGAATTAGACATTTATATTCCATCAAAAAATATAGCAATAGAGTGTAATGGACTATATTGGCATAGTGAAATTGGTGGTAATAAAAATAAACAGTATCATATCAACAAAACAAATGAATGTGAAAAACAAAATATTCACCTGATTCATGTTTTTGATGACGAATGGATAGACAAAGAATATATCGTAAAATCAAAATTGCGTCATATATTAAATTCAAGTGTCACGGATAAGAAAGTCTATGCTAGAAACTGTGTAATAAAAGATGTAACTATATCAGAAAAGAATGAATTCTTACAAAAATATCATATTCAGGGAGAAGATTACAGTCAAATTAAATTGGGTGCGTTTTATGAAAATGAATTGGTTGCGGTGATGACTTTTGGAAAACCCCGTGTTGCTATGGGTCATAAAAATATAAACAAAGGCGATTATGAATTGATACGATTCGCTACATCAAAAAATGTAGTTGGTATAGCTAGCAAACTATTATCATATTTTACAAAATTATACACTCCACAAAAAATTATAAGTTATGCGGACAGACGTTGGACATATCTGAATAAAAATGTATATGAAAAAATAGGATTTGTTAAAATATCAAATGGAACTCCAAATTATTGGTATATTTCGCCTAAATCAAATAAACGAATCTATAGATATAATTTCAGAAAACAAACACTGAAAGAGACGTTACAGATATTTGACCCAAATCTTACCGAGTGGCAAAATATGCAATTGAATGACTATGATAGAATCTGGGACTGTGGGTCGATAAAATATGAATTAATTTGTAAATAACAATTTTTTCTTTATATTTATATGTATAATCATATGATAAAATTAAAACCAATTGTAGAAGATGTAAGTGCCAAATCAATGGTTTCGTTGGAAGAAACACCTCGAAAATTAACAAAGGAAGAAAAAAAGGCTTTACATGATTTAGTTAGTGAATATAACAAATATGGAAAAGTATTACGCCAATATGAGGAAATTACAAGCGTAGCAGAAACACTCAAGAAAATCGCAGAATATGCTGAGGTTTATGCCGTCAATGAATGTTGCGATTGGATGCAAGCCGGTGTAGCAAAACGTCATTTTGCTGAAATTAAAAAACACGCCGACGGTTTCAAAAAACTCGCAAAAGATGTTCATGAGAAAAATACTCATATGGTTGCTCTTTATGAAGATATGGGATCAATTTTGCAACGTTATTTTACCATCGTATCCGAAAAATAAAATAAATAAAATTTAATCCTCACAATAAAAAACCCTCTATTCTAAAAAAATAGAGGGGTTTTGTTTTACAAGATATAACTTAAATTTCAACTGCTCCATGTTTGTTAATATGATTTATCATATCAATAAAAGTACGAAACACATGTTTTCTAACATTCACAACTAACCAATATCCACGTTTATCTTTATATACGGTAATTTTTAGTGGGGTTGAATGGATACCTTGATGTCTATCTTTAACATGATTATATTGTAATCTGGTTTCTCCTTCTGGAGCGAATCCCATTCCAAATAACCAATCCAATTCTGTCCAATCCCATCCATTTGGATGGTCAATGTCATCTATTTTATATTCGGACAAAGACGTGTCTTCTTTTGAAATTAATGATCTTAAATGTGTCATAGATTTATATTCATTGATTTTTTCATAAAATTATACAACAAACCGGTAGTTTCTGCTTTTTTGTTTTGATCCAATGTATAATTATTGTCTTTATCTTTGATTAAATTATCAATTGGATCGGATAGTCTGTAATAGACGGTGGTCGATTTGATTGGTTCTTTTAAATAATCATCTTCATTTTGATATTTTATATACCAAATTCCATATTTCATAGAAGTGGAACTACTGTCTGACTTGTTTATCAATTTTTTAATTACAAAGTAAAAATTATTTCCATTTACGTCTTTTGAAAAACTCAATTCATGACCACGTACAGATGATGGATTTTCTAAATTTGGACTCACAGGACTTATAATTTCTTTAATTTTATCAATTTCAAATTGTTCAAATTTTAATCCAAAATTATTAGATAACTCTTTTCTTATATCAGAATTGTTCTTTTTCATATCAATATCTTCGTCGATAATTGAATTAGATGTTATTAATTTTTTAAGAAATTCCTTCAATTTTGTTCGGATTTCGTTCTTTTTTGCATCAGAAACATTGGCGTGTAATGCTGAAAGGTATCGTGTTATACTACCTTTTGTGCATCCAACTTTTTTGCCCGTGTCTTGTTTATAGATACATTTACCTCGGATTGAATATGGCATAATAATATAAATATCAAAAATTTTATACATTTTCAATTTTTTATTTATATTTATATTTTAGTATTACGGCTTTTCTTTGCCGCTTCGATTAATTATGAATCCTAATTGAAGTTCATTATCAATAACTTCAGAACAATATAATACTAAATCAATATGTCAAATTTATTAAAGGAGGCAATTGCCGACGCTAAGGCGGTTCGTGCTACTGCCCTCGCGAATGCAAAGGCTGCATTGGAAGAAGCTTTTAATACAAAAGCTGAAGCAATGTTAGCAGAAAAACTTAAACAAGAAATTTTCGGTAACGAAAATGCTGAAATGGCAGAGTTTGTGCCAGCACAATCGTCCGGTATTTCAAATCTAGATCCAACTGGTGACAGTGATGGTATGCCATTGACAGTTGATCGATATCCGGATGGAATATCTGAAGAAGAAGTAACAAGTGAAGAACTTGATGAAATTCTTGCTGAACTTGAAAAAGAAATGGGAGATGAACCAACTGCACCAGTTGCACCAGTTGCACCAGTTGCACCAGTTGCACCAGTTGCACCAGTTGCACCAGTTGCACCAGATGCACCAGTTGCGCCAGATGCATCAGATGTTCCCGCTGCACCAGAATCATCGGCAACTCCCGACGAAGTTGATGAAGAAATCAATCTACAAGAACTTCTGGACACCTTGAGTGAAGAAGTAGACGAAGATGTAGATGTAGATACAGAGGAAAATTCTGAAGAGGGTGCCGAAGAATATGCCGAAAGTATTAAAATCAAGAACGACTTGAATGAGGCTTATAAGGTAATTGAATATCTTCGTTCTCAAATCAACGAAATCAATTTGTTGAACAGTAAGTTGCTTTATACCAACAAGTTGTTCAACGGATTCAATTTGACCAAGGGACAAAAGACCACGGTCATTGAAACATTTGACTTAGCGAAGAGTGTTCGTGAAGTCAAGTATGCATACACAATTTTGTCCGAATCATATAGTTCAGGTGGATCGACCGTCAAGAAAACTAATACGGTTGCAAAAACTATCACCGAAGGTTTGGCAAGTAAACCGATTGCATCAACAGCTCCTTCACGGGACGTTATTGTTGAAAATAGCAATGAGTTGGCTGCAAGATTCCAAAAACTCGCCGGAATCAAAAGAGCAGTTAAGTAAAACGTAAACTTAGGCGAGTAAAATCCAAACAAATAAAATAGAAATTATATGAATGATATTAAGTCATTATTGACAAACAATATGAATCCACAAGCCAAATTGATGGCTGAAACTCGTGGATTACAACAGAAGTGGGATAAAACTGGCTTGCTCGAAGGTCTACAAGGATCCGATAAAGCAAACATGAGTATCCTGCTTGAAAACCAAGCAAAACAGTTGCTTGACGAAGCTACCGCAACCGGTACTTCAGGAAATAGTGAACAATGGGCAGGCGTTGCTCTCCCACTCGTTCGACGTGTATTCGCAGAAATCAGTGCCAAGGAATTCGTAAGTGTACAACCTATGAATCTTCCTTCTGGTCTGATCTTCTATCTTGACTTCAAGTATGGTACCAATGTCCCTTCTTCTACAGTCAGTGATTACTCTGGATCCGGTAACAGCTCATTGTTCGGTGGAACTGCCAATGCAAAACTCGGTTCTACCGATGATGCTACTGGCGGTCTATATGGAGCAGGTCGTTATGGTTTTAGTGAAAAGTGGAATGTGTCGACCGCGTATACTACTGCGTCCGGAAACTTTACTACCGGGTCCGCAACCGCCAACGATCTTCAGCAGGATGCTGCTTACACTTCTAGTATATTGGGATTCACTGGAAACAAGATTACTATAATCGTTGGATCTAATAGCCAAAACATTGATTTGAACGCGGCTCGTTCACTTCAACTTTCAGGTTCCGCTATCACCAGTTCCAATATCTTAAGTGAGTATACCAAGGTATTGAATACTGGTACTTTGGCTAGTCCAAATTATCAAATAGTATTCATTCATTCCGGCTCAGTGGCGGTACCGGCAGGTGGAGGCACCGCTTATGTATTGTACAGCACGCAACCTACTGATAGTACTCGGGGTGACTTTGAAGATAAGTTTACTACTGCTGGTGCTGGAACTTCTGGTTTGAGTGCGGATATCGGCATTCCTGAAGTCAACTTGGAACTCAAGAGCGAACCAATCGTCGCTAAGACTCGTAAGTTGAAGGCTGTCTGGACTCCAGAACTTGCTCAAGACTTGAACGCATATCACTCTATTGATGCAGAAGCAGAACTTACTGCTCTATTGAGTGAATATGTTAGTATGGAAATTGACTTGGAAATCCTAGACATGTTAATCACTGCTGCTCCTGCTGTCACAACTGAAGCTTGGAGTGCTGCAATTGGAACAGAGTTCACTAACAAGACTGTCGCATCCAGTGGTGCGGTGACATGGAGTCGTACCACTGACGCCCAAAACAGGACTGCTTACGTCAAGAACACTTGGTTCCAAACTCTTGGTAACAAGATCCAAAAGGTCAGTAACAAGATTCATCAATTGACTCTACGTGGTGGTGCTAACTTCTTGGTCTGTGGACCAGATGTTGCTACCATCTTGGAATCAATCCCAGGATACGTTGTCAGCACAGATGGTGATAGTGCTAAGTTCGCAATGGGCGTAAGCCGCGTTGGATCTTTCGCTTCACGTTTCCAAGTATATAAGAACCCTTATATGCAAGAAAATACCATCTTGGTCGGTTTCCGAGGAAATAATTTTCTCGAAACTGGTGCGGTGTACAGCCCGTACATTCCTCTAGTCCAAACTCCTTTGGTCTATGATCCTGTCAACTTCACCCCACGCAGAGGTGTAATGACTCGATATGCTAAGAAAGTTGTTAGACCAGAATTCTACGGTAAAATATACGTCGCAGACTTGGATCAAGTATAATAGTTGATTCGATCTGATACACAACCCGAGACCCAAAAGGTCTCGGGTTTTTTGTTTGTTTCAATTTTGTTTCCATTCAAACTTTAAATGTCCACAATCCCATATTCTATCATAACCAAGAGACTGCATAATTTCCCACTCTGTCAAATTAGAATCATGCCCCATTTTGACCAATTTATGTTTCGTAAAATTGAACCGATGTAGTCTATTTTTGTAATCATCCGAATACCAATAATTGGGTTGGGTAGAGCCAATTAAAGAAAATCCATTCTGAGTATATACATTTGAATCATCGGACCAACATCTATCAGCATATGTAAGTATTTTGTTGGGATTGTGTTTGTTTATGAAAAATTTTAACATTTTTGAAAATGTTCCAATACAAATTGAATCTTTTAATGAACAAAACCGAGATAATTCGAATTCCCCAACCGAAGAAGATCTATGTCCCTTTGTTATATTTAATTTTGAAAAAGTCATTACTGAAATCAACGTGTCACCAACAAAACATCCAAGGTTTATCGAACTAACATCATTTCCTTGAATGTGATTATCAGATAAAAATTTTTGTTTTGTTTTAAAATCTATAGGGTTTATTTCACACTTCCTCGCAAAATATTTATTTCCGTTGTTCTTTTTTAAAATGTGTTTTAATTTTGATTTTATTATGTCTGTCTTAGTAATCCAATCGTCTTCAAATATATGAATCAAACGAACCCCGGAATCCTTTGACTTTGTTGTTTTGTTTATATGATAGTTTTTATCTTTTTTACCGGACACTTCACTGTGCCAGTATAATCCATTGAACTCTATTCCTATATTAAACTTTGGTAAGAAAAAATCCAACTCCATCGTACCCGAAAATAATTTTCTATAATTCCTAACTATATCTTCTATTTTCAATTCTTTTTCTAAGAAATCTAATATTTCCAATTCATATTTAGATCTGATTCTCGGAAAACAATCTCTACATATAAAATATGAATTGTGATATTGTGTATAATTTTTAGAACATTTATTACATTTATATCTATAAACATTTTTCTGTTGTTCTTCATATAAACTCAACATTTCTATATCATGAAACTTACATTTTTTATCCATTAAATTCTTCGAATATCGCTCTCCTCTCTTTTTTAGAGAACTGGAATTGTGCCACGGTAAAATTATTCCACTCTCTCTTGATTTTAATATTCTAAAAGACGCTTTTTCTGACATAACTTTTCTGGACACATCCAGTTGTTTTCGTCCATACATTGGATTTAATTTTCCCGAAGAATTGTGACCTGATATATATTTTCTATGAATTTCACCACCGTAGTTCAAAATTTTAACTTCAGATCCACATCCACATCCACACAATGGAATTGAATTCGATAAAATGTGTTTTATTATATATTCCTTTTTATTCGTATTATGTTTTGTTCTCAAATGAAACGATAAAGATCTATCAGTGAATGATTCATCGGAGTTGCATAATATACATTTTAATTTTATTGTTGATTTGTTTAAAACTTTTAAAGCATTTAATTTATTAACTCTATATTCTCCGTATAATTTTGAATAAATGTCGGATGATATTTTATGTTTTTCTTTTAGATGTTGACCGAAGTAAGCAGATGAAAATTTTTGTTGACATATCGAACATTCTATAATATTTTGTTTTCTCATATAGAATATATATCATCAAAACTCAGTACATACAATCTTTTTTGCTTATTTGAATAGATGCTTTATATTGGATATAGTTTTTTTACTTCGGTATAAAAATACAAGCACCGGTCTCTAAGAAATTAGTTGTAATTTCGTTGTAGTCTTATATATTTATAGATATTTATAAATTATGACAAATATAGATGATATTTCTGATGAGAATTTGGATAAAATTAAAAATTGTGATGATAAGAATAAGAATATACGATTTCAATTTGATGTTGATGAAATGAAATACATGTTACAAATAAGTTTATCACTTTATCAATATCGTAAAATGGCGGATTTTGAATTTATGTTATTAAACAGCCCCAAATTTCCAAATAAATCAAATTTTGAAAATAATGAACAATATGAAATTGAGCTTAAAAAGAGTATGTTTGGTATAACAGGAACAGGAAATCCATTTAGGGTATTATCTAAGGTTGGGTCTTTGATGTATCATTATACCAAAGAAAAAGACATAAAGTATGTATCACTTACTGTAAATGAAGAAAACAGGCAATTGTTGTATAAGAAACTATTACAACGGGCGATACGTAAGGTAAATGCACCATATAAATTTTTAACAATGCATCCAATAACTGGATTTAAATTAGATTCATCCGAATTTTGGATGGAAAAAATATTATGATATAACATAAAAAAAGTTAAAATAATTTTGTGGTTGACGAAACTAATCTATTGATGTGAGATATATATATTAAAGGTCGGAATTCCTCCCCTACCCGAAAGAGATATGGGTTTCCTTCCTTCAAAAATTATGAAAAAACATCTTTTATTTCTTGTGTTGGTGACTTTTTTGTCAAGTTGTGCGTTAACAAACACTAAAAAGATAGATGACACCAAAAATAAAATTGTTAATACTGAGAAAAAACTTGCAAAAAATACTGATGAAAAAATGTCAGAAATTGCAGTTTTAGCGTCTGGAACAGATTATTCTCTCAAGAAAATTATAAATCCGCAGATTGAAGTTAAAACTGCAATTGATATAAATGGTAGGGTCATAAATATTTCTGGTAATCCTAATTTGGATGAATTGAATAAGATTAAGCAAATAATTGATTTATTGAATTCAGAAGTTGAGAGCGAACATAAACGAGGTCAAAAGTTATTATCAGATAAGGATGATGAGATAATAGAATTGCAACAAGAACGAGTTCAAATACAAAATCAATATGAAGGTCAAATTAATGCGTTAAAGGTTGAAGCTACTGAAGTTGCTAAAAAAGCAGACAAATTACAAGGTGTAGTCAGTGAGGTAAATAGTTGGATGGGACTTGGTGGGGTTGTATACGGTATGAAGCGATTTGTTTCGACGGCTGTGATTGGTATTTTAATATTCGGTATTTTATTTATAGCATTAAGATTTTTTGCAACAATGAATCCTATTGCTGGTGCAATATTCTCAATATTTGAACATTTTGTATCATATGTTATATCGTTTATAAAGCGAGTATTTCCAAATTCATTATCATTTAGTAATCATATTGAGTTGCCTACATTTAATAGATATAAAAACACGTTGGATACTGTAGTTGACACTTTATATGAGTTAGAAAAGTTACAAAAGAAATCCGACACTGTATATACGTTGAATGAAGTATTTAGTGAACTTAATAAAAATTTAAATGATCCCGATAAAAAATTAATAGACGAACTCAAGAGTGTTAGCAAATATGGAGCATAATATATGATAAAACTGGCAGATTTAATAGAAGATAACAAACCATGTGGAATGTATTTGTTTGAAAATGTTCTAGTCAGTGAAAATTTAAAATTCCATCTTGACAGAAACACTGCACTTTGTGAAAACATATTTAGAACATATAGTGAATCTTATTTTGAATTGATAGAAGAAGTTAGAAAACTATACTATGGGAACAAGATTGAACTAAATGATTGTGACGCAGAATTAGTTGAAAGTGATCTTGGTAAAAAAGGTATTCATGACGGAAGAGAGGTTTACCTTGACGCCCCTATAGAGGAGGAAGAAGATTTGTTGATGGAATCGAAGCATCGAGGAAGAGAGGTTCGTTTGAATCGTCCTTTCAGAACCCCAGGTGGTCCAAAGAAATATGCTGTATATGTTAAGGGTAAAAATGGTAAAATAAGAAAAGTTACTTTTGGAGATCCAAATATGAGAGTCAGAGCTAGCAGTGCAGCTCGGCGTAAGAGTTTTGCGGCACGTCACAAATGTGCTCAAAAGAAGGATAAAATGACGGCTGGTTATTGGAGTTGTCGTAGTCACCGAATCAAGAGTTTGGGTAACAAAGGACACGGCAAATACTGGTAATATGATCAAATTAAAACATTTATTGAAGGAAATTGAAGATGAATTTGATACATCATCATTGAATAGCATTAAAGATATCACAGATGTAGTTAAGGATGCAATGGTTAAAGTTGCACAAGAACAGTATGACGGTTGGAAACAAGATAAAGATGGTGAGGATGTTGAATTGGGCAGTGGGGGTATATGTCATTTAATTTCGGATGACTTAATCAGTGTTTTGTATAGTCATAAGATTGAGAATGTTCAAAGTGTATGTAGTAATTATGAACAACACGTATATATTGTTGGTCAATTTAAGGAAGGAATATATGAAATAGATATACCCTATAATGTTTATGAAACTGGTGCTGGATATTCATGGAAGAAAATACCAGATGTAGAATTTAATCGTAACGATATTGTTATACACAGATTGAGCGGTGATCCAAGTAACTATAGTGATTATGTCGATGCCGTATAAAGAGACCGAATTGGGTAATAATCACTATATTCGTGAGTTTTCACCGGATGTAGCTACACACGAACTTCAATGGCATTGCGATCATGAGGATCGAATTGTTGAAATAGTAGAAAATACAGATTGGCGATTTCAATTGGATAATCAATTGCCAATTTTGTTGAAAAAAACAATCTTTATTCCAAAAGAAACATATCATCGAATTATAAAGGGAAATAATAAGTTAATAGTGAAAATAACAAAATTATAACTATATTTATATAACATATGTCACTCGATCAAAATACAATAAGATGGCCCGGTTCAGGAAGTTTAGTTGATATAACTACTGTTCCATTTGGATTTTATCTTAATGAAACACAAAGTAAACGTATTCCTGGTGTATTTGAGTATGATTGTGAAAAGAGCGCCGAGTGGGCGGCTAAGAGGCTTGGTTATCCGTCTGTTCATATAGAAATGAGAGATATAAGTTTCTATACTTGTTTTGAGGAGTCGGTTTCTGAATATGGTGCTCAGATAAATCAATTTAACATTCGTAATAACATGTTGACTTTGAGGGGTCTTTCCACAAAGGACTATCCCAATTTGACTGGTAGAAATATATCAGGTACAAGTCTTCCATTCATTGTAAATGTCGCAAAACAATATGGAAGTGAAATTGACGTGGGTGGAAGAGTTCCTCTCAAAAGAGTTCCAATTCAATTGAAAAAAGGACAGCAAACCTATGATTTGAATGAATTGATTGTGTGTGAAAAAGAATGTGGTAATCGTATAGAAATTCGTAGAGTTTTTCATGGTCCAGCACCTGCTATGGCTCGTATTTATGATCCATTTAGCATGACTGGCATGAGTTATAGTAATGTATTAAGTGAAATGGGATTTGCCGGATATAGTCCAGCCACTCAATTCTTGATGACTCCAATTTTTGAAGATTTGCTTCGCGGACAAGCGATTGACTTTAATGATACCGTTCGTAAGAGTGGATATAGTTTTGAAATTACCAACAACAATTTAAGAATATTTCCAATTCCAACATATGATCAAAACATATATGTAGAATATATTGTTGAAAAGGACAAACTTGAAAGTGGTATTGGAACTGAGGGAAATTATGATGTAGTAAGTGATTATAGTAATGTACCGTATCAGAATGTTATATATAATAAATTAAATGATGTCAGCAAGCAGTGGATAAGAAAATACTATTTGGCATTGTGTAAAGAAGTATTGGGTGCTATTCGTCAAAAATATAGCACGGTTCCTATACCTGGTGGAGAAGTGACACTTGATGGTGCGGAATTGCGAAACGAAGCAAAAGAAGAAAAAGAAGTATTGGTGACACAACTTCGTGAAAATCTTGAAGCAACAACCAAGACTGCGTTAATGGAAGCGAAGGCGACTGAAGCTGATAAAATCCAAGACACATTGAGAAAAGTTCCGTTATTAATATATGTTGGAAGTTGGTTTTTTTCTTTTATTATGTCTATCCATTGATTTTTTATATTTATAAAATATGGGATTATACGGAAGATATTTCGGAGACAAAGATATTGGATTTTTGAGTGGCATCAATCAAGAATTAAACGAAAACATTATTCAAACATATGTTGTGTTGTTCAAGATTGCTGCATCAGAAACTAATGTCAATGTATATGGTGAAGCTGGAAAAGATGGTAAGAGTTTTTATCCCGGCGTTGAGGTTTCGTCTATTATTGATAGAGGAGACATTTCTTCTGAAGATGAGGGATTTGGTCCTGATCGTGAGCAAGGCGTTGTGTATAAGTTCAGAGAATCTGATTTGAAAGATGCAAATTTCTTTCCAGAAGTTGGAGATTTAATTTTCTTTAATGATCGGTATCACGAAGTTGACAATGTAGTGCAGGAGCAAATGCTTGGCGGGCAGTTCGATAATTCTTGGTCAATAATTTGTAATACTCATTATAGTAGACTCAGCAAAATAAATTTGGTTAATCGTCAATTTTAACATATGTCGTGGCAACCAAATACATCTAATCCGGTTCCATCTAACGTGGATAAAACCAAAGAAAACAAGTATTTTAAAGATACTAAAAATCGTGCATTGGACGTTCGACGTGATCAGGATCCAAAAAAAGATTTCACAATAACACTTCTTGATATAGATACTGCAATTGTAAAATATATACAAGATGTAATCAATCCAACTGTAATTGACGCAGGTGAAAGCATTAAAGTTCCTATTATTTATGGCAATCCCGAAAAATGGAATGCCGCAAAAAATGAGGGTTATTTAAGAGATCAACAGGGAAAAATTCAATTGCCGATAATAATGTTCAAACGCACTTCTTTCAATAAAAATGAAAGTATGATGTCAATGAACAGATACTTGTCCGTTCCAATTATCACAAAGTTTGATCAAAAAAATAAATATGATAAATTCAGTGTATTGAATCAAACTATTGCTCCTGTCAATTCCATTTATAGTTTGAGCTTACCAGATCATATAAAGGTTGAGTATGAATTTATAGTCTGGACCGAGTATGTAGAACAAATGAATGGAATTTTAGAAAAGATAAATTTTGCAGCAGAAGATTATTGGGGAGATCCTCAGCGTTTTAAATTTAGAGTAAGTATTAATGATTATACCAATACAACAGAAACTCCAACTGAAAAGGATAGAATTGTTCGGTCCACATTTAGTTTGTCGGTATTTTCTTATTTGCTCCCAGAGAGTTTTGAAGATCGAAAAAAAACAATGGATAGATTTTTGACTCCCAGAAAAATCATTCTTACTTCTGAAACTATATTCAATGATGAAATGAAAGAGGTCAGTCGGGATGTTAAGAAAAATAGTTATGGTAATCCATCAAATCCATATTATTCAATACCAGGAGGTCCAATTTCTTCAAATGATGATAGTTGGAGATTTCCCGAACCGTCTATTGTTACTGAAAGGTCAACAACTGAAGGAGGTCGGGTTTTGGAAAAAATCCGTCAAAGTTATGCGGCATTGATACAACAAACCAGTATATCGCAGACAGACGGATCTTGTTGTGAAATATGGCACGATCCTCCGTCTACCCCAAATGACTTCGGTGAAGAAGGTTGGATGGCTTATGACGGAAGTTATCATTATATATATGCAGGCGGCATTTGGTTGCGTCAATCTATTGATCGGTGGGTTGCGTAAGATTGAACGCGTTACAAAATATTAATAATTCTTATAATTTTTTGTTTAAAGATAAACCACCATATATTTATAACAATAGAACAATCAATCAATAATTTATGGCATACCCAAACGCTTTTGCAAATACTATAGTTGTAACACAAACAAGTGGTAGTTCTGTCGGCGGACAATTCCCATTTGTTGAACGTGTAATAAGCGGTAGCAATCTTTTTATTGTTAGCGATGTAAGTGGTAATTTGACTGGCAGTACCAGTGTAACCGCAAGTGCAATTTATGACTCTGGAACATTAACAGTAGTTGGTGTTTCTACATTGGGAACTGTCACCGCAACATCAATTACGGCATCGTCTGGAATTGTCACAACCACATTAAGTGCGAGTGGCGCCGTGACTGCGAGTACATTGACTGTTGTTGGTGCTTCTGCATTTGGAACTGTTACTGCAACATCAATTACAGGTTCATTGAGTGGAAGTAATATTTCTACTGGTAATGCGACTATTGTGGGTGGAACAATCAATGGAACGACCATTGGAGCAACGGTATCTTCGTCTGGCACTTTTACTACACTCACCGCAACATCAATTACAGGTTCATTGAGTGGAAGTAGTATTTCTACTGGCAATGCAATTATTACAGGTGGAACAATCAATGGAACGACCATTGGAGCTACGGTAGCTTCAACAGGTAACTTTACTTCAATTACTTCGAGCGGGAATATAAGTGCAAGTGGGAATATTAGTGCAAGTATATTTGTAGGAGCGCACACTGGAAGTCTTTTTGGAACATCGAGTTGGGCGACTAATGCTCTAACTGCT